AATGCTATCATCCCGCTTCTTAATCAGTTTAGAGATGCTTTCAATCTCTACATAAAAGGCAAGTACGGGAATGTTTACGTTGATTATGATGTGTCAATGATCTCTGAGCTTCAGGATGATCTCGCACAGATGACAACTGCCTTACGGGGTGCTTGGTGGATAACACCTAATGAAAAGAGGGATATAATGAACTTCGGGGTCGATGAGGTAAATCCTACAATGAACGATTACTGGGTCCCAATGGGGCTGACACCTGTTAATGAGAGAGAGTTAAACGATAAGGCTATTGAAGAAGCTGAAAAACGGTTAAACATAAACAACTACGGTGGATAACTTACTCTTAAATATAACTGACGAGAAAAAGATTGCTTATTACAAGGCGGTTAAGGCTATCCGTGAGAATATGGAGCCCAAGATGACTCTGCTTGTAAGGAATACTCTTGATGCTCAGTATAAGGAACTCATCAGTCTTATTGACGTGACTAACTATAAAGACGACAATATAGTTAATGTAATTGATGAAGGCCCAATAAAAAAGACATTCATAACCCTTTACACCACAATAGGGGTATTCTTTGCTTTACAGGAGAGGCAGAGGCAGAAAAGTCAGGTAATAACTTTCGTTAAAGAAAAGCCCAATAAAGATGAATATATCAAGTGGCTTGAGAATTACGTTGTTTCACGGTTAGGAAAGAAGATAACCTCAATAACAGCAGAATCCCGTAATCAGGCGCTAAAGATAATAAGACGAATTATTGGAGAGGCGATGATCGAAGGATGGGGGTCAGAACAAACAGCAAGGGCAATACGCAAGGCACTTGACGGAATAAGTATAATAAACCAGTGGAGAGCGTTAAGGATTGCAAGAACAGAAACGGCAGCAGCTTCTAATATAGGTTCTTACGTAGGCGCTCAGGACTTCGCTAAAGAGTCAGGGTTAAGGCTTCAAAAATACTGGATCTCTGTTTATGATGAAAAGACAAGAGATACACATTTAGTTATGGAACAGCAGAACCCAAAAGATTTAAATGAGCCTTTTCTTGTCGCCGGGGTGTGGCCTGCCGAGTGTCCGTGTGATCCCGACCTGCCACCTGAAGAGACAATTAATTGTAGATGTACGATAGCATATAGAGTAATATAATGGAATACAAGGATTTAATAGACGATGCCGTAAAAGACGTGGATGTATCAACCGGGGTAGTAACGGGGTACTTCTCTATTTTTGGCAATAAAGACTCTGATAACGATATTGTTCTCCCAGGGGCTTATAAGAAATCCCTAAAAGAGAACGGTCCCGGATCGGAAAGGCCGAGAATCCTTCACCTCTTTCAGCACGATCCGATGAAGGTACTGGCAAAGCCTTATGTCTTAAAAGAAGATAAGAAGGGGCTGTATTTCGAGTCAAAGATTTCAGACACCTCTTTGGGTAAGGATGTGTTACAGCTTTACCGGGATAAAGTTCTTACCGAGCATTCAATAGGTTATAACGTAATCAAGAGAGAAATAGATGAGAAGGAAGAGACCCAGAAGCTTATCGAAGTAAAGTTATGGGAAGGCTCTACCGTCTCCTGGGGTGCTAATATGGAAGCTCTTGTCTCGACTGTTAAATCAGAGAAGTTTGATAATACTGTCTGGCAAAGGATATTAAAAAAGTTTGACGCATTAAATACTGCCATAAAAGGAAATTACACCGATGACATGGCAAGACAACTTGAGATTCAATTTGATCAGCTCAAAGATTTGATTTTTTCACTCGTTACTAAAATGGAGCCGGTCCCGTCCACTCCTCCGGTAGCAGAGCCGAAAGTGACAGCAGACGAGCTGATTGCGTGTTTGATAGATAAAATTAAAATTTAAAAAAAGTGGACGAAAAAGAATTACAAAAATTGAAAGATCAGCTCTCTAATCTTGGAGACAGTATAGATAAGAAGCTGAAAGATAACGCTGAGAATTACAAGAATGCTACGGCAGAAGTAAAAGACAGTGTTAAGAAAGAGGTGGAACCCCTCTTGAAACAGTACAATGACCTTGCTGATAAACTGAAGACCATTCAGGATCAGGTTGACGCTGTGGACGTAAAACTTCAGAGAGTCAATGCAAAAGGTGAAAAGAAATCCGATTTTGCAAGTACGGTTAAGACGAAACTGTTTGAACTGGCAAAGGCAAACAAAAACTCTCTAAGGGGATTGGTAAGCAAGACCCGCCCGATTGAGATTGATATGGACTTCAAAGTCGATGACATGACACAGGGCAACTCTTTCGAGAGTACAACTGTTGTGCCTTACGACTATCAGCCGGGGATCGTTTATGACCCTTTGAACCCTTACCGGGTAAGGGATCTCATAACCCCAGGGACTACAAACTCAAACGTAGTATCATTCATTCAGGAATACGCTTACACCGAGGCCGCTGATATGACTGCTGAGGGTGCTGAATACAAACAGGAAGACTTCGATCTGAAGATGCTTTCTGAGACTGTTCGCAAACTCACCTCTTATGTGATCATATCTGAAGAAATGCTCGAAGACGTTGTAGGGCTTATGTCATACATTAATGCCCGCCTGCCTGAGAAGCTGAAAGTAAAAGAAGATCAACAGTTACTCTATGGAGCCGGAATCGGCTATGAGATAACCGGTCTTACAGTTGGTGCTGCTGATTACTCGGGCAACCTTGCTGATAGTAATATTTCAAGGATTGATGTTCTTGTTGATGCTTGCCGTCAGGTGAGGACGAAAGAATACCGGGCAACCGCTATCCTTATTCACCCAACAGATGCTACGCTGATAAAGCTGACCAAAGACGACAACGGTAATTACATTCATCCTTGGATATTCATGCCAAGCGGACAGATAACGCTTGACGGCATCCCGGTGATTGTTTCAACAGCTATTAACGAGGGCGATTTCCTTGTCGGGGACTTCAAGCTGGGCGCACAGGTATTTGACCGCAGACAGTTGTCTCTTGAACTTTCCTATGAGAACGAAGACAACTTCACCAAAGGGATGGTAACAGTAAGACTGAGCGAAAGGCTTACTCTCTGTATTTACAGACCGAATGCCTTCGTTTACGGCTCATTTGCTGCTGCTCTTGCTGAAGGTAGTGCATAGTAATTTAGAATGATTCTAAACAACTTTAAAATAGTTGTTATAGGGTTGCGGGCGAGAGCTGACAGGTGGAAGCGGTGTAAGAAGATTCTTTCGGGAGCCGGTGTAAGAGAAGTGATTCATTTTACAACAGAGCAGGATTTTAAAGACTCGCACCGGGGATATATGAGAGACTTCCTTCAGATGCTCAGACACCTGGGAGACTCGGACCTGATGTTCTTTGAAGATGATTTTGAACTCATACCAGGATGGGAGGCAGTATTTGAGAAAGCTTATGCTGACCTCCCAGAGTCCTGGGATATGTTATATCTCGGAGCAAATCTTATGTCCGGGGTAGATATTATAACATCTAACTTAGTTAAGGTGAACGGGGCCTGGTTAATGCACGCAACGCTTCTGAGAAAAAAGTTCATAGAAAAGATTCTCCAGGTGTATAATCCAGACCGGGTAAAGATAATTGATGAATGGTACAGGCGAGAAGCATATAGATATAATTTCTACATGACAATGCCGATGATAAGTTATCAAAGACCAGATTTTTCAGATATGGTAGGACAATACGTCGATTATCAGATTTTTGGGAATAAACATTATATAAGAGCTTATGAAAATATTAGCAATCGTTTCAAAATACCCCCCACTGCATAACGCAGGTGCTGAGTGGATGCTTCACGAGATCCTCAAATACCTTATTGGTCACGGTCACGAAGCACGGGTATTACTTCCGATGAGTGAACTTCAGGAATACGAATTTGAAGGGGTAAAAGTATGTAAAGACGTATTCCGCACAAGTCGGGAATATATTAAAAATTCAGATATTATTTTTACTCATCTTGAGAGAGCTGGTAAGGCTCTGAATTTAGCAGAATACTACCATAAGCCCTATGTCGAGGTGGTCCATAATACTAACCGTCACGGGGCAATCTTTAACAAGTGGAAGAAGCCTGAAAAGTTTATGTATGTCATTTATAATTCAGACTTCACTAAAAATATGAACTATCCCTGTCCTGGGATCGTTGTGCGCCCTCCGGTGGATGCGAAGCGTTATAAGGTAGTTAGAAAGGGTAATAAGCTCACCCTTATTAACCTGTTCTGGAGAAAAGGGGGGTTATTCTTTCAGCACCTGGCACGACTAATGCCGGACAGGGATTTTTTAGGTGTAGAAGGCTCCTATGGGAAGCAAGAGAAGGATGTCAATATTGCAAACATAGAATATATTGAAAACACTTCAGATATTCGGAAGATTTACGCTCAGACAAGGATCTTATTGATGCCATCTGTTTATGAGTCTTACGGACGCACAGCGCTGGAAGCTATGGTATCAGGTATTCCGGTTATCGCATCGCCTACTCCTGGACTGAAAGAATCGCTTGGTGAAGCCGGTATCTTCTGTGGTGACGATGTGCATGAATGGGTTGAGGCTATAAAGAAGCTTGACGATCCGGAAGAATACAAGAGAATATCAAAACTAAGCACGGAAAGATTCAAAGAAGTAAGTGAACAAACCGGGAAAGAACTCGAAGCGGTTGAGAAATTTCTTTTTGATATTATTATGAAAAGAATATGAGAAAAGGACGAATAGAGAAGGTTGAAGTACAGGAAGTAGAAGCTCAGGAAGTTAAATATGAACCTATCATAGTTACTGAGATTACACCTCAAAGTATTAAGGAAAAAATAATTACGAAGGTTATTTCTGAGAAACGGGTTATTGAGACAAAGGTTCCTATCCCTGTTGGTTATGTTCGCTGTGAAGTCCTTAAAGATTACCTCGGTATGAAAGACAATCTTTTTACTGGAGATATAATAGACCTTCCTGAGAGAAGATTCAAAACATTATCTATTCGGGGATTAGTCAGAGAGTATAAAGGTAATATAGCACCAAGTGATAAAAGATGAAAAATTTACAGGTAAGAATAAAGACTGATCTTGCTGAAGAACCTGTCACTGTTGATGAGGCAAAGTTATTCTGTCATGTAACCGGTGATGAAGAAGATGAGTTATTTACAACTCTTATAAAGTCTGCTCGCAGGCAGTTAGAGCGTTACACGGCTTCTTCTTTCGGGTCAAAGACCATCCATGCTTTTTGGATGACTCCACCAGATGACAACCAACTTGAGTTGCCTTACGGTCCTATCATCTCAGTCGATCATGTTTATCGGATAGATGAAGAAGGGACAGAAGAAGCCTGCACGCTCAATGAAGACTATTATGTTTACGGAGATCAGGATGCAGTAGTTTATATGGAGAAATACTGGTCTTCAGGGATGGTGTCTGCCCGGTCAGTAAGAGTTGAATATACTGCCGGGTATGGGAATACAGCGACAGAAGACTTACCTGAAGAACTAAAGTTAGCTATTCTAAAACAGGTAGCAACTGATTACGAACTGAGAGAAAATATCGCAGTGAGCAATAATGTAACTATTCTCTCAAATGATTCAAAAAGTCTGGCTGATCCTTATAGAAAAAAGTTATGGTTCTAATAGGCGAGAGAAGAAACTATATCACTATCCAGGTTGCTACCCGGACAACTGACAATCAGGGAGGGGCTACAACTACATGGACTGATACTTACTATGAGTGGGCGGCTGCTAAGTTTCTTTCCGGGAGCCGTGCTTTGGATCAGTCAGGGATGAAATATACAAAGGCTGTTGAGTTTACAATTCGTAAACACAGGGACACGGGGACTGATGAATATACTCTCGGACCAGAACACAGGATAAAATGGAACAGTGAATATTATACAATTCATTCGGTGCTTCCGAGTGAGAAGCTTGATGATTTGACGGTATTGGCTTATGTCTGATTTTATTAACATATCAATTCCCTTAAAAGAACAGGCAAAGTTCAAACGCTGGGTTAATAAGCTCAGTGCAGAGAATAAGATCAAGTGTCATAACTTAATAGCAAACGAGACTATTAGAATGACTATGAATGCAAAGATGTTTGCCTCAGCACAGGGATTGAGTGGAATAAGTCAGTCAATAATACCGATAAGAAACAGTGACCTGAGCGGATCGGTGAGAGTGGATAAATATTACGCTCCTTATGTAGAGTGGGGAACAGGTGCGAGGTTTGACCGTCCGAGAGAACAGGAGATAAGAGATTACGCTGCTCTATGGTGGACTCATAAGATTTGGAAAGGGATGAGGGCGAGGCCTTATCTGTTCCCGGCTTATAGGATAGCAGTAAAAGAACTGACGTTTAAATTAAACGCAATGGGATTTAAAAAGAAAAGATGAAAGACCCCTCAGATAACATACGTGACTGGTTGTATAATGTTCTATATGGGACTGTTTCTTATGGGAGTTCTTATATATCGGTTTATTCTTTTCCCCCAAAAGATGAGACATTTCCTTATATAATCATTGGTGAGCAGACAATGTTAGGCGAAGGGGAATCAACAAAAGACTCTTATATAACAGAACATGAAGTCACTATTGAGATATGGGACTCTTATTCAGGGAATGATGCTTCTTATGTCAGAGTGAACAGTATAGCAAATTCAATCCTTGAGCTTGTAAGGACACGCTCAATGACTCTTACCGGATCGGGAGGCGAATCTATCTCAGGGATTACGGGGTTTAATATGATCCGCTTACTGGCTGATGCTATGGTAACAGATAGGCTTATTACAGAAAAACAGATAATTATTTATAAATCAATTTTAGTAAGGTTGTTATTGGAGGAAAGTTAATGGCAAAATTAAATGGTACTAATATGCTTGTCATAGTTGACGGGGTGACTCTTGCAGGGACAAAGTCATTCACGCTGACTATTGACGTCGATCTGCCGGATGCTACAAGCAAGGATTCGGCTGGTTGGGCCGAGAATATTCACGGACTGCGGAATTGGTCTGTGGATTTTGACGGTCTTTATGATCCCTCTCTGACATATAATGCGGAGGAAGTGTTTGACGAGATTGACGAAAGGGACGAGCTGACTCTTGAGATGGCTGTTATTGACGGTACAGGCGGGGGACTGGTATTCTCAGGAACTGCAAAGGTTAAATCTCTGAGTCTTGTTGCTGACCAGGAAGCACCGGTTACGATGAGTGGTTCGTTTACTGGTAATGGTGATTTAGATAAAGGAACAGTAGCTTCTTCATAATGAATGCACTTTCGGGATATTGTGAGTTAAGCATGGCGGGTGAAGTCATCCCGTTTAAGTTTGGGACTAATTGCTGGGCTTTGTTCTGTGAAGACCGGAAGATTGAGTTTTCTGATATAGCCACCTCCGGGGCTTTCTCAGGGGATTTCGTTGCTCTCAGGGATTTGTTCTATGCAGCTCATAAAGCAGCTATGAGAAGCAAGGGTGAACAGGTTAAATTAACTCTTGAGGCCTTTGGTGATCTTCTTGACGAAGAAACGGGGGCTATTCAGAAGCTTCAGGACACTATGCTCACTGCGAAGATAATGGGTTTCACGTTTAAGGAGCTGGCCGGGGAAGACTCAAAAAAAAAATAACATGGAAGGAGCTTCTGAGTTATTGTATCGGGGAGGTAGGTCTAAGTCCTGCGGAGTTCTGGTCAATGACGTTTGCTGAGGTGGAGCTGGCATGCAGGGGTTATGAAACACGAATGGCAAGAGTAAAAGAAGTGCCGAGGTTGATAGCAGCGATACTTGTTAATACGAACCTTAAAAAAGGTGCAAGAAGGATTAATCCTGAAGAAGTGTTCCCATTGTTTACAGATGGTCATAGAAAAGTCCAGTTGATGACAAAAGAGGAGTTTGAGAACTTTAAAGAGTTGAGAAAGAGTATAAAATGGCAAGTCAAAGATTTGAGGCGCAATTAGGGTTAAACACCAAGGAGTTTGACAAGAAGTTAAAAGGGACACAAAAAAGTGTTTCTTCGCTTGGCTCTGCCATGAGTGCAGCAACTAAGGCTCTTATCTTAGTCGGAGCTATCCGTGCATTAACTAACTTCTCAAAGGCTTCGATAGAAGCAGCCAGAAAGACACATGAACTCTCTGCTGCTGCTCTTGATACATCTTTCAATATGAACCGTATCAAAGGTAATATTGATGATATTAAAGTAGGCCTTGGACGTGCAATACTTGATAGTAAACTGTGGAATTTCTGGACCGAAAGATTAGCGAATACCCTTACTAAGATAAAAAATCTATTCGGGAAAGACGAAGATTTGATTAATATAAAACCTATTAGTCAGGGCGCAATAAAATCATTAACTAAATCTATTGATGAATATGCTGAGACGTTAATTAAATGGGAAAAAGCAAGAGCTAAAAATGTGGGACAAGGACTTGTCGGTCCGTCAAAAGATACTTTCCCGGCCATGAGCAGTATCCCGATGGTTGGTCTTCACGGCGGGGTGTTATCATCTGCTCCTAAACAGATTGAGCAAGTAACCGATGGTCTCACCGCACAGATGGAAGTCGTTTACGAACTAAACGCTGCATTTACTGATATGTTTATGAATATTGACCAGGGGTTTCAATCAATGGTTGAATCACTGATTCAGAGCCTAAAAAGACTTGTCGCTGAACTGCTTGCAAAGGCTGCTGCACTGGCCTTGCTTAATATTATAGCTCCAGGATCAGAAGTGGCTGTTGAGTTTTCAAAGATGGTCCCTCAATTCTTAGGTGGTTCTAAGATGTTCAATAAATTAAATACTCCCGGAATGAGTACCGTGAATGTAGTGGGTTCAATAAGCGGGAAAGATATTGCACTTTCATTAAGACGTAATATGTAATGGCCTGGGCTGTTAAATATCGTTTAGAGATCGCTGATAACAACGGTGCTAACTGGAAGGTTGACATTGAAGAAGATTCTTTTGCCGGTGAGATAACTACTCTTCAGGGTACGGGTAATCCTATTCTTATTGAATGGAACAACGATTCTGATGATGTATTTGAACCTATTAAGTCTTCTCATGCTTCAATAAACGTCTATTCAACTACCAATTTTGCTCTGATGGATCTTATCGCCACTCAGGATATGCAGTTTCGGATGGTCATTTATCAGGGAGAAGTTGAATACTGGAAAGGGTACATAATAACCAATAACTATCAGGAACCTTACGATGTACCGCCTTATCCGGTTACAATAACAGCTTGTTGCGGATTGGAGTTATTAGAAAATTACCATTATTGTTCATCAGAGACGGTAGCTTCAGGAGCCGAAGCAGTAACGTATTATGAAGGACGAAGACTTGAATCACAAATAATACTTGACATATTAGGAAAAATATCTTATACTGGATTTAGGGAATATGTTAATATCTATGAAGAATCAATGGCTTCGACAGTTGGTGATTCTCCAATGGATCAGTTAAAAATAGACGTAGATATATTCAAAGATAAATACTGCGACGAGGTACTTAGAGAGGTACTTAAAAAATACAATGCTTGCATAGTTCATAAAGGAGGGGAGTTTTATATCTATCGTCCTGTTGAATTAACCGGAGCAACTGTTTATGGACGTATTTTCACAGCCGTATCAACAAAGACAGCCACAACACTGACCCCTGAACAATTTATCAACCGCTCGACAAATATAAGTAATCGTCGTCAGGTATCAGGAGGGATGATGATTGCACAAGCCCCGGCGAAGACGGTTAAGATATTTCAGGATTACGGTAATAAAGACAGTTGGATTGAAAATTGGGAGTTCAAACCCGATACTTATAACCCTTATACTCTTATTGATCCTAATTCCTGGAAATATTGGACAGGGACAGTAGATATAATCACAAACGAAGTACCCGAAGAGCCTGCTGGAGCTTTGATTTATGGTGAAGGAAGCGAAAGGGCTAATTCTATTACTCAGGAGTTCGGCACGCATCTAAAGGCAACAAATAATGTACTTGCATTTTCTTTTGAATATTATTTCTATAATTATTCCGGTGGTGCATTAGCAGATATATACGTTGTTATAAAGATAAAACCACAAGGATCAAATCACTGGGCAACTATTAAAGATGATGAAGACCTTGAATGGAATACCGTTGAAGATTATATTGCAATTCCTAATGCCTCAGTAGCCGAGGGGCGAAGCGGCTGGATTACCTTCTCTCGTGCAATACCTGACGGACTGCCCACTGATGGTCCTTATGATATAACTCTTTACAATCCTTATAGCGCTTCGACAACAAATCTCGCCCTGGCTTTCAGAAACGTAAGATTATATTCTACTTCTGACGTGGTACAGATGAAGAAACGTCCTCATCATGGACCTTTCCCAAAACTGGCTCGCTGGTTACTCGGAGTGAGTGATTATGTTAAAGAATACGTAGACCGCAAAGAGATATTCGAGAATGAGTATGTCGTGGCAAATGCTATCGACGGTGAACGGCTGGAATATAATATGAAGCTTGGCGATGTAACCGGGAGTGATGTCGATAATGTCATTGAGCAGTTTGCAGGGTCTTTAGCGACTATATTAGTTACTTACAGAGAAGATACTATTGTATTAACCGGGACTGACGGAAGAGCTACTGTAAGCGTTAACGGAGTTAATGCCGTTGCTGTATTCCAGACCGACCTGGCTACTACGGCAGCTAATTTTGTATCTGTTAATGCTTCTTTGTATGATGCAGCAGGGATAACATTAACAGCTGATTCAGCTACTCTTTCTTTCGTGGGCCAGACGCTCGGCAAGGAGTTTACAGGCGATTCTACGATAACTAATCTCGAAGGAGATTTAAGCGGTAATGTAACAGAGGGTGCAGCTACTAATACTGATGTTCTTGCGGCTACCTCGGATTGGAATACTCGTGGCGGGTCAGAGAGTAAAGAACTTCTTGAGATAATTGGTGATGAGATAGCTGATCAGTATTCACGTCCGAAACAGTTGGTTCAGATGTCAATTCAAGACACAGGCACGGGTAACTCAGCTATTGATATTGTTGGGAATTTTCAGGACGACCTGAATCAGATTTCTGCCGCAAACCGAAAGTTCGTTTTTAACCGGGGTTCGTTTGATGTAAAGATGAGAAGATGGGATATTGACTTAATGGAAATAATATGAGTTATATAAAGATTTACCAGGGCGATGCAGATACCCTGACAGAAACAATAACCGGATTAAATTCTCTTTCAGGGTATACGGCAAAACTATATATCTACGAGACAGACGGAACGGAAGTAGATACTATTTCGGGGACTATTGACGGTCTTACGATTACTTATGAAATAGTAAACAATGATTCTAAAAGTTACGCTATCGGGAGGCATGACTTTGAGACTAAGATATTTGATACAAACGACCATGTTTATACCCCGACAAAAGGGAAATTTATTGTTCTTACACCTATTGAAGAAGATCCTTCGTGAAAGTAAAAGGAACCATATCGCAACTTGGAATATCAGGGGTTATCTCGCAGCTTAACGTCCGAGGAAGTATCTCACAGTTAGGCGTGTCTGGTGTTATCTCTGAAGGTGGCTTCGTGGGTACAGCTCCCGTACTTCAGACGGCAACAGTCGAAGATGATGAAAAAACTAAAGTTGTTTTGACCTTTGACCGTAACTTAGATACTTCTTCTGTGCCAGCAACAACAGATTTTACTCTTAGCGATAGAACGATAACAGACATTGTTATATTAGGGATTACTGTTACACTTACTGTATCTGTGGCTTATGCAGCTCCTGATACGATAACAGTAACTTATACACAGGGTTCCACTCCGCTTCAGGCAACAGACGGGGCTGACGTGGCTGATATTAGTGAATCGGTTACAAATAATATAGTAGCTGCCACCCCGGTTATTCAAAGTGCTTATATAACAAATGATGCTCCGGCAGATATCTATTTGGAATATGATTACACCCTTGATGATACAAGTATTCCTGATGCAGAAGATTTCGAATTATCTCTGGGGACTATCTCAACTGTTAATATAACTGCTCAATATGTAATTATCACAGTAACGGAAAATTACGAGTACGGCGACGAGGTAACTATTTCCTACACTAAAGGAGATAACCCGATTAAGAACTATACAACAGGTGATGAGGCAGATAGTTTCTCAGATCAGGAAGTTACTAATAATGTAGAGGAAGGTTATGATGCTGACCTCTTAACTTATATCTCAGGTCTTGCAACTCCGCTCAGTACAGGGCAGAAAGACTTGCTTAATACTTTCATCCTTGCCCTTAAATCAGGGTTGAGCATAACCAATCTCTCGGACTTCTTTGATGTGATGTATGTTCTGGCTAATGAAACCGAAGAAGCTGCATTAAGGAACCTTGTTAAAAGGGCGCATGACTGTACTAAAGTAAGTACCCCGGCATTTGTGGCATTAGAAGGTTATACAGGGGCAACGGGGAAATATCTTGACACTAACTTCAACGGGGCGGCTTCAGGAGTGAATTATACTCTTAATAATGCTTCATTAGGGGTTTATTCTCGAACTGATGCTGATGGACCTTATTCAGATATTGGGAATAGAACAAGTACGAGTGATTATACCGCAATATTAGCAAGGTATTCTGGTAATACTGTTATGAGATTACATAATGCTACAAACCCCGCTGTCCAGGATGCAGAAGCTGATTCGTTAGGGATGTTTATCGTCACAAGAAATGGTAATACGGCAGGGGCGTTGGCAGGGCAGCATAATAAGACAGACTTAGTTATTATTAATACAGGGAATACAACAAACATTCCTAACTGCAATATTTTCATTGGAGCAAGGAATAATAACGGCACACCGGAACAGGTGTCTCCGAGACAATTATCATTTGCTTTTGCCGGGAAATATTTAGACCCGACACAAAGGGATTTAGTTGTAGATGCTTTTGAGGCTTATATGGATGCTAATGGAAAAGGAGTAATATAATGGCATGGCAATTTTTAGGTAAGATACCGTATAGATTTAACTCAGTAGTAAAAGTATCTGATGATACAGGCGAATACTATGAGTTTGTTGAGTACGGGGATAGTACGGCACTCTGGAGACGTGGTGTGCGTAACGGTAGTTTTGTCCTGGACCATGCACTAACGGCAACGGGCTTCAGTGGAACGGAAAATACAGATTGGGAAAATGTTAAAGAAATAGTATAATGGCAGTACAATACAGGCAGTTCGAGGATCCCGTGACAGGGACAAAATACAGAGAGGGAGTAAGAGATGGTAAGTTCGTAATTGATAAGGCACTAACAGCAACCGGTTTTGATGGGACGGAAGATATAGATTGGGAAAACATAGAAGAAAATACAGGTTCATAATGAAAAAGATACTTTTAGCAATAGGGTTTATTATTTTAAGTCTGGCACTCCAAGCTCAGACACAACTGAAGAAGGGATTAATAGTTGGTAACGGTGGCAATGTAGTTACTATTGATAGTATCATCAAAAGTTCTACATTCTTTAAATTATATAATGGAGCAACAGAGCTTATTAATATAGATACCGCAACTATGTTAACTCCGTACATCAATAGAGTTGATACGGCCGGGATGTTAAAAAACTATCTCAATAATAGTAACGTAAGCGTATCAGAGGCAGGCTATTTGGACGGAGTTACTTCCGCTATCCAGACACAGCTTGATGCACGTAAATACGAAACTTATGACTATTTCATAGAAGAAGTTGCCGGGACTGTTTACGCTCGTCCTTCACCTAATGTATCTTATACGGCTCAGTCGGGTGCTTCGCTCTCTACTGTTTTAAATGCTTGTTTTGGACAGTTGACTTCAGGTGGTAAAATATATATTAAAGAGGGTATTTATGATGATATGGACTCGGTTGTCGTCAGTCAAGACAATATAACCATTCAGGGAGCCGGAAGGTATAAGACTATTTTGAAACTAAAAGCCTCTTTTGATGCAGATAAGTTAGTATCAAACGGCTTTATTCAGGTAATTGATAAGGATTACTTCACTATTAAGGATTTAGAGATTGACGGTAACGGAGCGAACCAGACTAAAGTTGATGCTGGTGCTTCTGCCGGACTTGCTATTATAAACGGTATTGAAACGGAAGATACTCGTTTTTTAACTATTGATAACTGTTATATTCACGACTTCACCGAGACGGGGATATTTTCTTCAGGTTGTGATTGGCTGACAGTTAAAAACTCACACATAAAAGACAACTACTGGAATGGTGTTACTTTTGGTTGGGGTACTGACTATAATGTTCTTGATAACTGTCTTGTCGAGGGTAGCGGTGACGTGGGTGTGACTATGTACGGTAGAAACAATGAGATTAAAAACAATCAGATTAGGTATATAACAGGAACAAAAGGTTACGACAACTCCCAGGTATCAATAGCTTTTGAATATGGTTCAATCCGGAGCCAGTATCACTTAGTCACTAATAACATTATCAAGGGAGCCGGACAGGAGGGCGGTATTGTCTCTAATGCTATCGGAGAAGGTTCGCTGGGCGTTCAGATAATAGGCAACTATATTGATTCTTGCGAGGTTGCTATCTCAATGATGGGTGACAGCTCTTTAATTTCGAATAATAAGATTGTCAATCCACAGGGCGGGACCTATAACTACGGTATCTTTGTTCAGGATGGTGACTATAATTTCATAACAGGCAATGATATTACTTGCCGTACAATAGGCTCAGGCGACTATCCGATACTTTTAACAAACACTTCAGACGGGGCAGACTATAACAAAGTAACGAATAATAATCTCTTTGGAGGGACTTACTACTCTATCGGTGTAGCTCATGCTAATTGCGATGGTAATATAATAATGGGTAATATCTTCAATGACTCTAATGATGAGGCAACGGATATTTACGATATTGGGACGGGGACGATAATAAATAATAACTACGATTATAATTCTGCAAGGTGGAACCCGATAACAACCGGGAATAACAGGCCAGTTACTTATACGGGAGACGCTGTATCGGTTGACTTCAGTGCTGCAGATTTAACCACAACTGGCACAGCTTCTTTGGGAGGTACTACTGTTTCTACTTTAATAGTAGGTGATGCAACAAGTAATACTATTGTCTCGGTTGACTCGATTGGATTTGTCGGAACTGACGTAGCTACTTATGACGGTGCTGATACAACAAACCATTATATACCTTATGCAAACCGTGAGGAATTTGACCCTGATTCAAAAGCTACAACCGAACTTGACAACTTAGGCACTACGGCTATTAATGCTGATTTACTTCCCGAAGCAGATGGTACTATTGACTTAGGTTCAGGGACAGCAGCCTTTGATGACTTATTTCTTGATGCGGGATCGGTTATTAATTTTGATAATGGTGATGTAACACAGACTCATGCTGCTAATAAATTAACGATTGAAGGAGGACAAGTATATATTAATTATGCCAATCCCGGTGCTTCAGCGTTAGATGTATTAAATAATAGTTCGACAGATTTATCAGCAGCCATTAAGGGTAGAAGTTATTATGAAGGATCAGCAACCTCAATTTTATATGGTGTATATGGATATGCCTATGGTACTGCTGCCAATGCGACCAAGATAGGTGTTTATGGGAATGCGGCTGGTGGCGGCACAAATTGGGGAGGATATTTTGAGGGGAATATTTATGTTACTAATAGAATCCATTCTAAAAATGTTTCTTATGTCAGAAGTCCAACTGGTGATGTTCCAAATGCAACAGGGATAACATCTGCACAAATAGGAGCATATATTTATTATGACGATGATGACGCTACTGACATATCAGCAAATCCTCAAATAGTGGCAGGGGTAGACGGTCAGGTAATTATTATAGTTGGATCATCGGATACGAATACTTTAAAATTAGATGATGGCAATGGATTGCAACTCGCAGGCGGGGCAGCTTGTACTCTTGGTGTGGGAGATACAATAACACTAATATATATGTCAGCACTTGGTGTTTGGTTAGAACTATCAAGATCAGATAATTGATGAAAAAAATAATTATTATACCGTTATTATTTATTGCCATAACTTGTTATTCAGCAACTTATTATGTTGCTAAAACTGGCAATAATAGTTATACGAAAACACAGGCAAAAAACATTGCGACCCCGTGGCTCACTATTTCTTATGCAGAAAGTCAGATGGTAGCCGGAGATACTTGTTCGATTCGTGTTGGTACTTATAATGAATTGGTTAGAATTTATGGGATTACTGGCGGTACGGCACTTGACCCAACGGTATTTATGAACTACAATAGCGAAGAAGTAATAATAGATGGTAGTGGGCTGTCAGTTGGAATTGGTAACGCATTAGTAAGATCATCAAATGATTATACTCAATTCATAGGTTTAACTGTAATAAATAGCGATC